CGGTTCCAGTGGCGGGTGTTCACGAAGGGCCGCCCGGGGGAGCTGTTCGGCTCACCGGAACTTGCGCTTCTCGAGAAGCCGTGGCCGAACGGCACCACCGGGGACTTGTTGGCCCGCATGGAGGTCACCTCGTCGCTGGCCGGGAACTACTACGCCACCGTGGCCGACGACAAGGGCCGGCTGGGGCGATCGGCGCAGGGCGCCAAGCGGATCGTTCACATGCGCCCCGACTGGGTGACGATCGTCATCGACTCCCAGTCCGGTGACCCGAACGCGCTTGATGCGCGGGTGGTCGGCTACCTGTACGAGCCGATGGGCACCGTGGGGCAGCCCCGGGGGAACGCGGTCACCCTCCTCCCCGAGGAAGTTGTGCATTTCGCGCCGATCCCGGACCCGGCAGCAAAGTTCCGGGGCATGTCGTGGCTGACGCCGGCGGTGGAAGAGGTCCGCGCCGACAAGGCCGCCACCGTCCACAAGGGGCGCTTCTTCACCAATGGGGCAACGCCACAGATGGCGGTCACCATGTCGGAGGCGGTCAGCCTCGAGGACTTCAACCGGTATGTCGAGGCGTTCAAGGTGGCCCACCAGGGCGCCGACCGGGCCTACAAGACCATGTTCTTAGCTGGTGGGGCCGACGTTAAGCCGCTGAGCGCGGATTTCCGGCAGATGGATTTCCGGCCGCTGCAGCAACTGTCCGAGACGCGTGTGGCGATGGCCGCGGGCATCCACCCGACCGTGGTGGGCATGTCGGAGGGCCTGCAAGGCAGTTCGCTGAACTCTGGGAACTTCAACGCCGCCGCCCGGCTGACCGCGAACACCACGCTGCGGCCGTGGTGGCGCAACGCGTGCGCTTCCCTGCAGGTGCTGCTCACGGAGCCCCGTCCGGGCGCTGAGCTGTGGTACGACGACTCCCGGATTTCGTTCCTGTACGACGACGCCACCGATTTGGCGGAGATTCGCGCGAAGAATGCGGTTGCTCTGCGGCAATTGTTGGACGCCGGCTATAAGCCGGATGCGGCGGCGGATTATCTGCGTACGGACGACCTGGGCAGGCTCATCGGCCAGCATTCGGGCCTCTTCTCCGTACAATTGCAGCCGCCGGGCACGCACGTTTCTCCTGACCGTCCTGGTGGACCTGCAGCACCTGATCCGACCGCTGCAACCTCGCAGGAACCCTCCACCGACGTGCCGGGAGGCGCTCGTGGCACCGCAAACTAAAGCGCTCCGGTCCGTTGAGATCAAGGACGCGAGCCAGGGACTGATCCAGGCTGTGTTCTCCACCTTCGACGTTATCGACCGCGATGGTGACGTGACCCGCAAGTCGGCGTTCCGTGACGGGACCTCCGTCCGCATCTCGGCGTACAACCACGCATCGTGGGAGGCAGGGGCTCTGCCGGTAGGCCGGGGCACGATCCGGGTCACGGAGAAGGAAGCCGTTCTCGACGGCCAGTTCTTCATGAACACGACGGCCGGTAGGGACACGTTCGAGACTGTGAAGGCCATGGGGGAGCTCCAAGAGTGGAGCTACGGCTTTCACGTCACCGACTCCGAGGCCGGCGAGGTTGAGGGCAAGAGCGTTCGCATCATCAAGGGCGCCGAGACGGAAGAGGTGTCCCCGGTCCTGTTGGGCGCTGGCATCCGCACGCGGACTCTAGCCGCGAAGGGGCAGAAGCCCGCATCCAACGAGCCCGACAGCGCGCCGAAGGACGGAAGCCTGATGGAGGACGAGAAGTCCGCTGTGGTCCCCGCTGTCAGGCGGGCGATCCCCGCGCACGAGACGGACACGGTCACCAGGTCGTGGAACGCCACCGCAACGGTGAAGGCGCTGGCTGAGGATGCGCGCCCGTCGGAGCTCAGGACTGTGTACGCCTGGGTGGATCCTGACGGCGACCCGGAGTGCAAGTCTTCGTACCGGTTCGCCCATCACCACGGCGTCGGCGGCCCCGCCAACGTGAAGGCGTGCCTTCTGGGCATCGCCACACTCAACGGGGCGACCGGCGACCCGGGTGTCCCCGACGCCGACCGCGAGGCGGTCTACAAGCATCTGTCTGCGCATCTGTCCGACGCCGACAGGGATGTTCCGGAGCTGCGTACAGCGCCCGGCGAGAAGGGCAGGAAGAGGTTCGCCGACGAAGGCCTCGACGTGATGGCCGGTGTCGCGCACCTCATTGATCGTGCGTCGGAAGTCGTGGCTCTCCGACGGCAGAAGGGCCGGGGAATCTCCGCCGGCACCGCCGACCTCCTGTCATGGCTCGAGGCGGATCTGGTGCGGCTGAAGTCCCTGCTCGAAACCCCCATCGAAGCTGACCAGCCCGCAGGGCCGAGTGACGACGAGATCGCTTCGGTCGTCATGGCTGCTGTGGCGCGGGTCCGCGGACTGTAGGCAGGAGAGCCCACATGCACAACGACTCCGACAGGATCGTTGAGTTCCCCGCGCTCAAGGATGCGCAGGGCAAGCTCGACGCGAAGCGGAAGGGCCTGGCGGATGTGCTCGCCGAGTCCGGCCCGGACTTCGACATGGCCAAGGTGAAGTCCCTCGCGGGCGACACGCAGGCGAAGGTCGCCGAGATCGGCAAGATGAACGCCGAAATCGACGAGTGCAAGCAGAAGGTCGACGAGCTCCTTGTGGTGGCCCGCGCTGCGGCTGCGGCGAAGAAGGGTGAGGACGCCGCCGAGAACGGTGACGGCACCGCCGACCGCGAGGTCGAGCGCAAGGGCGGCCCTCGCCGCCGTTTCAACATGGGTGACGCGTTCGCCGCGTCGTCTGCGTTCAAGGGCTACACCCCCGGTTCCGGGGCTGGCCCGTCCGCTCACCTGGATGTCGACCTGAAGACCCTGTTCCAGACCGGGAACATCGCCGGTGCTGGTTGGGACCCGGAGGACATCCGCACTGGCCGGCTCGAGCTGGTCCCGCAGCGACCCGCCGTGCACGTGGCCAACTACTTCCCGCAGACCACGACCTCCATGTCGTCGGTCGTGTACATGGAAGAGACCACGTTCGCGTCGGTCGACGGGTCCGCTGTCGCCACCTCGGATGGCCTGGCCAGCATGACCAACGAGGCCGGCACCTACGGTGAGGCGCAGCTCGCCTTGACCGAGCGCCAGGAGCCGGTCCGGAAGATCGCCGTCTGGCTGCCCGTCACCGACGAGCAGTTCGAGGACGAGCCGCGCGCCCGGGATTACGTCAACAACCGGCTCCCGTACATGGTGCGGGCGAAGCTCGACGCGCAGCTCCTCACCGGTTCCGGCACCGCACCGCAGATGAAGGGTGTCGAGAACGTTTCCGGCATCCAGACGCAGGCGCTCGGCTCGGATTCGATCCCGGACGCCGTGTACAAGGCGGCCCGCAAGATCAGGGATTCTGGCTTTGCCGAGCCCAATGTGATCTTCATTGCGCCAGCGAAGTGGGAGTCCGTGCGACTCCTGAAGACGGCTGACGGCCAGTACATCTGGGGTCACCCCAGCATGACCGGGCCCGCCACGCTGTGGGGCATCCCCGTCGTCGAAACCACCGCGGTCACGTCGACCAAGGCGATCCTCGGCGACTTCGCCAACTACGCGGAGCTGGCGATGAAGCGCGGCCTGGACGTTCAGGTCACCAATTCTCACGGCACCCTGTTTGTTGAGGGAAAGCTGGCCATCCGAGCAGACCTCCGCGCCTGCGCCGTTTTTTATCGACCTTCCGCATTCGCGGCAGTGACCGGATTGTGATCAACACCGGTCCGGGGGATACGAATCGAGCCGTGTCCCCCGGACCGGCCCCATTGGGCCACGCGTGGTCCGCACACCCAATGAGCAAGGAGTAACCGATGGCTGTTCGAAACCGCATGCCGGGTACGCGATCGCGCGTCATGAGCGACGCGCTGGGTTCCCCACCGCTGGGCACCACTACGGCGGTGCACGCCGCGGTCACCGACAACGGTTCGCAGCAGGTGGTCACCACCGCGATCACCAGCCCGGTGGTGCCGCGGAACGTCACCGCCACGTCGGGTGGCACCGCGACCGACATCAAGGCCGTTCAGGTCGTGGTGGCTGGCACGAACATCTACGACGAGCCCATCACCGAGACGTTGCCGGTGTTCACCGTGGACTCGGCCACCACCGTGGTCGGGTCGAAGGCATTTAAGACGGTCACGTCGATCACGATCCCGGCGCACGACGGCACCGGTGCCACCACTGCGGTCGGCCTCGGGGCGAAGCTGGCGCTGCCGGTGAAGCTAGACCGCGACACGATCGTGAACGCGTACTTGGCTGGGGTCCGTGAGGCGACCCGGCCGACGGTGACGTTCTCGTCGACTGCGGTGGAGTCGAACACGGTGACGTTGAGCAGCGCGCTGGCTGGCACTGCGGTCCTGATCGACTATTACACGTGAGGTTCTAGTGGCCGACAAGGTAGTGATCGACCGGCGGTGGTGCCTCACCGAGGACAAGTCCCGCGTGGTCGAGGAGAACGACCCAGCCGCCCGCTGGCTGTGGGCCATTCCCGGGCACGTGGTGGACCGTGCGGAGGCCGAACGGCTCGGCGCACTCGAGCCCGAAGGTGACGTGGAGCC